AAGTTCCTTGGACCGTTTCCCGGCGGACAGGGCGGCAAGGCCGAGGCCGCCGAGGCCGAACCCCAAGGTGGTGATCACCGGGGACAGCACCACCCCGGCGGCGATGGCCAGGCCCAGCATGCCGCCGCCCTGCAGGCCGCCGCCGCCGATCAGCGACCCGATGCCCGCTTTCCCGGCGGCGTCTTTCGAGGATTTTGCCAGGGCGTCGGTTTCGATGCGTTCCCGCACGGTTTTCGCGATCGCCTCATCGGTGGAATCCCGGAGGATCTTGTCCGCCCGCGCCCGCGCCAGTGTCGCCTGCACGCTGGTGGCGCTGGCCCGGCGCTGCTTCTCCAGTGATTCGGCGAGGACCCGGTTGGCCGCGGCGGCGTCGAACGCGGCGCGTTCCTCTTTCTGCTGCGCCTCAGCCAGGTGCCGGGTTTGGGCGGCGGTGACCGCGGATTCGCGGGCCACGTCCTTGAGGACCCGGGTGGCGCCGAGATCTTCCCCGACGATGGGGAACCGGATCCCCTCAGCCATGCGCCGCCGCCCAGATGTCCTGCTTCACCTGCTCCAGCGCGGCCTCTATCTCCTCCCGCACCCGCGGCCGGGACTGCTCGCACGGGTCGGAGAACCATCCTGGGTGCACCGACGGTTCCTCCTGGTCCCGCCATTTCCACCGCCGGCGGGAGACGCCATGCTGCCCGAACACCGGGTGCCGCAGGTTCCCGGCGTTGATGACGCGGAGTTTCCGCTGCTTGGCGACGGGATTGCCGGTGATGAACACCCCCGGGTCCGCGGCGCCGGTTTTGACGGTCACAGTCAGCCGCAGGTCGGCATTCAGAATGTCGGCGTACCGGTCGGGGAGGTGCGGGCGCAGCGCGGCGCGGATGTCCGGAAGGGTGGCCTCCGCGGCGCGCTTGATGCCTTGCGTGACCTGCTTCCGCCACCCGGTTTCCCCGGCTTCGCGGAGCGCGGCGGCCACCTGGGCCAGTTCGTCGGCGGTGTCGTCGAGGGTGGTCATGCGAGGCCCCGCATCACCGGCGCCGGCGCAGGTTTCGCCTGGGCGGCCTTGTACCGTTCCCACGCCTGCCACCCGGTCAGCTCCGCGGAGTCCATCTCGGTCAGGAGATGAGCGACGGAGCAGCCGAGCCGTTCGGCGAGCCCGTACTTGAACCGCTCCCATCCGCCGCGGGAAAATCCCGCGCCTTCTGCTCCACGTCCTCCGGCGCCAGCCCAGACAGGCGCCGCGCCACCTTCCACATCCGGGTCAGCGCCACCGCCGGCTGGCTGCCCAGTTCGTTGGCGTCACGGTCGTCGAAGAGGCGGTTCCCGTCCGCGTCCACGATGCATTTCACCAGGGCCTTCGCGGTCGCGTTTGCCGTGTCGGGGACCATTTCCCCGCCCCGTTGCACGCTGAGGGACATTTCCCACAAGTCCCGTTCCGCGCCGGTCATGCCCCGCACGTACACCAGGTCATCGCCGTCGGCAGCGGCCATCTCGGGGACGTGCACCTCCTCCACGGGCAGGTGCCGGGCACCCAGGATCGCCTCCTTGGTGAGCATGTATTCTCCAAAGCAAAAGGGGGAAAGGCTATGACACGAATCCGGACGTGGGGGCCTAAAGTGCTGCTCGGCGCGGCGGTCGCTGCTGTCGCGATCGCACTGGACTGGGGTTACGGGACCAGCGCGCATGAGCATGCCCGCGGGTGGTTCCTGCTTGGCGGCCTCGCCGCCGGCGCTGCCGCGCTGGGCTGGGCGTTTTTCGAGTTCAGGGTACAGTCACGTTCTCCGCGGGGATCTTCGTCACGGCGAACGCCAGTTGGATCACCGACGGGTTCGACAGCGACGTCGGTTTCGCCTGCTGCAACGCCTTCACCGGGAACACGTCCATCTTCCGCCCGGTGACGTCCCCCTCCGGGAACTTCACCACGAACCCGACGGTGCCCCGCGGCAGCAGGGTCCGCACGTCGGAGGACGTGTTGTCGGCGTACATGTCGATCGTCGGAGTGTCTACCGTCACCTTGCCGGCGATCTGCGCGGTGAACAGGGTGGCCAGGTCCGGGGCGTCGATCGACCCGGAGATGATCCCCCAGTTGCCGGTGGCGGCGATCTCCGCGGTCAGGTCGGTGCCCGCGTTCAGCTCACCCCGGCTGGGTGACAGGTAGTTCGCGATGCTGGTCACGAAATAAAAGTGCGTGACACCCTCGGGGATGTACCGGGATGACGCTGAGATCGACGGCGCGGCCATCTACTTGTCCTCACTCTTGCTGCCCTTGGCGGACTTGGCTTCTGCTTCCGCGGCGGCGGCCTGGTTCGCCTCATGCTCGGAGGCCAGCAGCCACCCGGACTGCCGCAGGTGGAACATGGCCTCCTCATCCACAAGCGCCTCCCCGCCGGTCCCGGGGTGGACCGCCCGCACCTCGCTCATGACGACGGCGCCGAAATCACGTTCACCGACGCGGCGGTGAGGGTGCCGGACCAGGTCAGCGTCACCGGCCCCGGCCCGTACACCCCCGACGGCATGGGGACGATCCACGTCTGCCCGGACGCGATGGTCACCGACCGGGCGGTGACGGCCAGCCCGTCGTAGGCCGGCACCGGGATCGCCACCGTCGCCGACGCCGACGACGGCCCGACGATCACCATGGCGATGTTCGCCCCGGTGGGGCACGTGTCCACCGCCCCGGTGGTGGGGGTCACGCCGGTGAGCTGCAGGCCGGCGTGCGCGGGTGTTTGCAAGGCGTAGGCGGTCATCGGCGCCCTTTCAGGTGTTGAGCGAACGGAACTGCAACTGGAACCGGACCCGGGCGAACGCCCCGGCGTCGGTGGTGTTCTGCAGCAACTCGGCGCCGGTCACCCCGGGGTAGGGCTGCCCGTTGCCGCCGAACGACTGGTCCAGGTTGGCGCGGACCGCGGTTTCGGCGGCGGCGAGGACGCCGAACGCGGAGTGCCGGACGGTGGCCAGGTCGCCGGTGCCCGACCACGCTTCCGCCACGCACGTGATGGCGGACGTTTCGTCGCGGGTGAGTTGCCCGAAGTCGCCGCGGGCCTGGGTGAACGTGGCCGCGCTGTCGGGGCCGGTGGAATCCGGGTCGGACAGGCCCACCCACAGGACCAGTTGCGCCGGCGCGGCGGTCACCACCGGCCCGTCATACACCACGAACGGCGGCGCCGCCGCCGCGCCTGCCGTTGTGAACAGGGTGACCAGGTAGTCCAGGAGCGCCGGGACTTTGCTAGACATACGCTTCCAGGCGCAGCGGAACCCCGCCTACGGTGCCAGCCAAAAGTTCGGCGGCCCTGTTGGGGATGGCGAACGCGAACCCGGGGGGGGTGACCAGGTCCATGCCGCCCATCGACGGGCGCACCGAGGGACCGTGCTGCGCTTCCCACAGGTGCTGCAGGACCAGGCGGGCGAACACGCCGAACGTGGCCGGCACCGACGTGCCCCACCCGGCGACGTAGACCACGTTGAACCATGGCAGCCCGTAGAAGAACGGCCCGTAGAACGGCCACCCGGTGGACCGTTGCAAACTCCCGGTGAGCTTGTCCACGGTCACATCGGTGAGGCTGACCGCGGCACCGGATGATTCGACGGTGATCGACGTCACCGACACCACGGGGCGCTGCCGCAGCAGTATCCGGGTCATCCCGTTCACGGCTTCGGCGCGCTCGGTGACCGTGCGGTTGACGATAGGGCCGCCGGTGTACCCTTCCAGGCTGGCTTCGATCGTCGCGATGTACGCCTGGATTTCCGTGTCGAACACGGTGTTTGACTGGGGGATGTTCAACTGGTCCTTGCCGTCCTGCAACGGCAGCAGCGCGGGCTCGCCGAGGGCGTCGAAGGTGTCGAAGTCGCCGAAACTGACACCGGCGGCGGTGCCGGTGGCGGCCCACTGGTACTGGTAATGCCCGGCCTGGATGAGGTCGGTGGTCGGGATGTCCTGGTGGTACAGGCCGGTGCCGTCGTTCACCGGGGCGTTGTACGTCTGGGTGCTGCCATCCGGTTTGGTGACCGTCAGCGACAGCGACGTCGCGTTCGCCAGGGTGTAGGTGCCGTTCAGGTTCAGCTGGGAGGTGGTGGTGGACAGTCGCAGCGGCTGTCCCAGCGGGTACCT